TTCTCCGGGGAATGGTCGAAAAAGTCTCCGTTCCGGATGTCAAACAGTCCATTTCTGAACGCAATCAAGTCAGCGTCCATATCTGCGTTATCTTGAATCAGAATGTTCAGATATTCATAAACCTCTGCCCGTTTCGTCCGATTCAGCTGCGGAATGTGTTTGATCATCGCCGCCTCGATGTTGGCCTTGCCCTTGACGTAGATCCCGTCCTTGTAAATGTGCAACTGTCCTCCGATCTTGATTATGTGCTCATTATTCTTCAGAAAAACTGCGAACTTATCGAACAAAAACACATTTTTTATGAAGAAAATTGGCTTTTTGAACGCATCATCACGAAGAATTGTCTCTAACTCATCCTTTTTCAGTGGCTCCTTCAGAACAAACTCATTAATGATCCGGATGCACTCTCTACACTCCTCGACCGTATAATCATTGGATTGGAGTGTCAGAATGTAGTTAAACAAAGCCTGATTCCTACCATCGCCGGTTTCCATATTGAGAAACTCCATCTTCGCTTTGACTGGATGCAGCCATTTTGGAAGAACCGGCTCTGTATCATCTGATGTGTCATATAAGATTTTCCGCTCTTTGTCCTTGAACTTGAGCACGGAATAAGAATTTCTTGTTCCAATTTTGATATCAGCCAGCAACCCAATCGCGAGACGTGTCCCAGTCTTGTTTGTGTCAACGCCGGTGTTTTTGAACAGGAAATGCTTTCCCCTCGTTGTCTCATACACACGACAGCTGATCTTTTGTTTCTTTACTATCTTGAACAGGATGTCCGACATCTCCCTATCATCCACATCAACGAGAATTGTATCGTTTGCGAGGATGCCGGCGAACTCAGGGAGATTCTTAATTTGGTCGTATGTCTTGAAATCCGTGCGGTTCTTAAACTTTTCCACGCACCGCTTATTGTTGGTTTCTACATAGCCCTTGAAAAAATCCAACCGTCACCACCTCACCTCGTTTAGTATTTCAATGTGTTTTTGCAATTTCTCATTCTTCCTTAACAGCGCGTTTCCGCTATGTAATGCACTCTTCGACCGGCTCTCATACTCACGAATACGCCTTTTCATTTCCTTAAACTCCTCATCCGTGATTCTGGATCCGTTCGGATGGAACATTTTCCCGGCTTCCGCCTTCAACTCAGCAGCAAGCGTCCGGTTATCCACATATCTTTTCGCGAATCCCTTCGCTTCTTCCTCGTTCTCCCGGATGTACTCTCTGAACTCATCCGTCAGATCCTTCACTTTATCATCCCGATCTTCAGCCCTAGAAATGATCTTTTTCACGATCCCCTTAAACTGTGCCTGTGGGACCGGGAAGAATCCTCTGACATTCAGAGTGATATTTCCATTCGGATAATCTATGATTAAATTCTGCATCCAAAATCCTCCAGTCTTTTCTTTGTAAGATTGACATACCACGATTTGTCCAATTTCTTCGGAGCCTTCACATCTTTCACACTGTCGTTATAGATAAAACAGTGTTCCGGGCTATTCTGCATCTTCGCAGCTCGGCCGGTCTCTTTGTGTACCTTCTTCACGCCCGGATCCAAGTCTGATGTTGATGCGAAAATCCGGATGCATTTTTCCTTGATCGGATCCTCACCGTAGAGAATGTGGGTATACTTGTTGGAAATCTTGCTGACCAGCTGGAACTCTCGTAGATCATCACAGTTATAAATCGTAACATCTGGATCCACGCCGTGCAGCATATACTCCTTCATCGCCGTGTTGATAATCGGGAGATCATAATCAAGGTCATTCAGATTCTTCAGATATGCACCCTTGGCCTTGAACGCTCCCGTCTCTCTGTCGATCAGAAGATAGTTATTGACGTCCTTCTGGAACAGCTCACCGATAAACGTATCAAACTCCATCTCCATTCCGGTCCTCTGTTCCCACTCATACACGATGTCATCGATCAGGCCAAAATCACGATCGTAGTCCTTCAATTCGATGAGGATTCCGTCCGTGTTGTTCTGGATCAGGCGCTTGATGTGCGGCTCCAGTTTCTCAACCAGATCGAGTAGCATCAGCTGACCGTTAACGCAGATCGTATTGTTCGACATCGGATCATAAAGCGCCGATGATGACTGTTTCATTTGTCCGGAGATCGCGTTATCCATAATCTTGAACGGCAGACGGGCTTTTTTATCACCCTTTTTCTTAAACTCGATATTTGAATGATGGATATACTCAAAATTCTCCGGCTTATCCATTACGCGATATCCGATCTTGTACTCCTCCTGAAGCGATGGATAGTAGCCCGTCACATCGATGATCAGAAACGTCCCCTTCGCGTGAAACTTTGGGATCGCACCGTGCCCACCACCCCACGAATAGATATGAGGGACGCCGGCGACCATAACCTCCTGCTTCAGTGCGTAATCGTGATTGACAGGGTTCTTGTACCACTCCGCGATGTGCTTATACTTGGATAGACGGATCGATGGTAATACCGGAAAATCAAACTCATCATCAAAAGTCTGACCTTTTCGATTCCCTCCGAGGATTTTCGCTGCGAGCTGGGCCTTAGTCTTGTTGATATCGTCCATCGGAAGCTCAAAATGTCTGATAAAATACATCACAGTGTCAAACTCTTCTTTCCGACGCATAAATACCTCGACCGTCTGGAGAACATCATTCACACAATACTTGAACGTCTCCTTGATCTCTTCATCCGTGAGTTTTCGGTCAATATCGAATGGAACGCTCGTTTCCTTGATGTTGTTCCCCATAAATCCTTCGAATGACTTGAGCCCCCGATCCGTACCGAGCATCACATCATAATTCCAAAGCGGAATATCTCGGAACACACTACTGAACTTCCACCCCGGCTCACCCTGAAGAATGATATAATCATTGATCTTCTTTGGATCGAATCCTGCGAGTATTCCCTTCAGAATGTATTGGTCGTAATGGCGGGAATTAAATCCCGCCCAGATATCGTGCAGATGCTCCTCATAAAACTCCCGGAGAGCATCCGGATCGTTACAGATCTTATGGATCCGATGCTGATCCATATCCGCGACAACGACCAACCAATCATACTTGAATACCTCAAAATCGTAGAACAGAAGGCTCATACATCAAACACTTCGTTGACATAATACGCATCGAAACCTTTTTTAGTCTTGGTCTTTTTGATGGCGTACTCATACGATCCGGAGATATGCTCGAATACATCCATAACCAGATCGTTATATTCTGAGTAACCGCCGTCCTCTGTGAACTCAATCTCCCGATCAAAATCCGGCGCGAGATCACGCATAAATTCGTTAACGATGTGAATCTGGAAACCCTGTGTGATGACCTGATTCATAAACATCATCTGTCCCTTGTATTTCCCCTTGAGAATCTTCATCCAGCAGGAGAACATTGGCTCCTCCTTGGTTTTGGATTTTCTGAGCTCCATCTTATCGATCGATACCTCATATTCGCCTTCAGGAACATCCTCAAACTCGCGGTTCCCTCCGTTCTTCTTAGCATCTTCGACATCCTTTGTGAGCCCTTTGAGATCGACCTTCTTATCGAACTCTGCAAAAATATTATCTTCTCTACTCATATCAATCATCCTCCTTCGATCTTACCCGGCGCGCTCTACGTCTGGGCTTCTCCTCAACATCAGTTTCATTATCCTCGGAAACGTCCTTATTTTCCTCAGATTCGGTTTCCAGCTCTTCAGCGACCTCTTCTGCGTTCTTCTCCGCTTTCTCCGAGAAGAACGAAATATCACCGCCCTTGGACCGATTTGGTGTACGCTTAGCAGCTTTTTCGGTCGCAGCCTTGTAAACCTCAAACAACTCTTCCACATCCAGTGGAATCTCCTTCGCATCCACCTTCAGGCGGCCACCACCAAACACTACTTCGTCGGATTTGAAATTGAATGTGTACTTACCATCTTCCGATACGATTCTTGCAACTACATCCACCATTCCGGCGATCTTCAGAGCCACCTTGTCACGAATATTCGGCTTGATCGATGTGATCTTGTCTCCGGACCGTCTTGTGAAATCCTTACTGGTGTCCTCATGTGATACGAGAATGATATTGTCGTAATCGAGATTCATCAGTCTCTTGATGGTTGTCAGAAACTCCGTCGTGACCTTATCCCACGCCCGGAACGGATCATCCGATTCGTGTGTGATGTTCTCTTTGAAATACACATACTGACGACAGTGCTCATACAGATCTTCGAGTAGATCAACAACGATGGTCTTGAACGTGTTGTCCTTCTTCTCCAGCTCCGCGATCGTATCCTTGAAAATCTCCCAAGCATAAATCCGGTTAGTGATTCGTCCTTCCGTCTGGATCTCATCCTTGATCGCGATGTACGGAGCGGTCACATACTTGATGTTTCCGTCCGTGTTGATCATCAGCGGATCCGGGAATCCATCGCAGAATGTTGTTTTTCCAGAGAACGGAGCGCCGTAGATCCAGAGCGTCCGTCTCGGTGCGTCAGATATCTTCCGACGCGTGTTTTCGGGTAACTTCATAGTATTTTCCTCCTTATTTTGTAATTCGCACATCGAGCGATATTCACAGAAGAAACAAAACTCGTTCTCCTTTGCCGGAAACTTTTTCGCTTCCTGTGCTTTTTTTATGCCAAGAAGATGTTTGATCACATAATTCGGATCATACTCAACCTTCATAACATCAACACCAACCATCGACAATTCTTTTCTCATCCGCTGCCTATACTGGATGATGTTCTCCGTATTTTTTTGTTTGATCCCAACCTTAGGGATCAGCATATAGTAAAGGTTCCTGATCTTCTTTCTAGGAAATGCCTTTTCGAAAAAGTATTTATATAGATGCAGCTGCGCTGAATACCGATATCTGTCAAACTTGGCCGTGTACTTGAAATCATACAGATCATACACATCACCGCCGATCGGCAGCAGATAATCGATATAACCGATGAAATCCGGTGTTTTGATCTCTACCTCGAACGCCCCTCCGGCCGGGAGCCTATCCTTGGCAAGCTGCACCACCTTTTCGATCTTCATAGCTTCCGTTTCGTGTTCGTCTCCGATGATCGGAAACGTCATATAATAGTCACGAATCGCTTCCTCTGCACTTTTTCTGATGCCTTCGTGAACCGTGGTCCCAAGTATCAGCGGATTCGTAGCTGACAGGTCCTTTTCCGGCTTCAGTTTTTCAATATAGCGACATCGATAACGGAATGGACACTTTTGATAAGTATCAACTCGGCTGTAACTCCACTGCACTCGATCACCTCCCACACGATAGACTTGAATTCATCGAATCCGCTCGGATATAGGATCACCCCAATCCCGCCGGCGTCATTGATGCGACTGATATTCAGTTTTTGGAGATCCGTAGCGCGTCCCTTGGGTGCTTTCAACTCGATTCCAAACATAACTCCACAGATACAGGCGATAATGTCCGGTATGCCGGATTTTGCATATCCACCACCCCAGTGCTTAAAATACCACCCGACAGGATCTGCTTTCATTTTCTGCTTGGCGTACCCAGCGGGATAAATACCGACCTGATGGAACCATCTTTTGATGCGTTCCTCAAACTGTTTCTCCGGCGTCATCGTCTTTTCGCTTCTGCAAGAATCTGCCACGTAGGAACGTCTGACAGATCGTAGATGGTCTCAAGCTCTGCTTTTTCCCTCGTCGTTCCAAGGTGGCGGAGAACGTCGATAAACCGGTTCTCATCCATTCTGTTTCGCTTGATGCACCCTCTCATGTAGTCCTTGCCGTATCCGAGTGCAGCATCGACCGCCCTCATGCTCTGCCCTTTACTCTCGATCAGTTCAAGCAACCCTGCTCCATTGATCTCGATCGTGATTCCGTCTTTCTTCATGTTCGTTTCCTCCTTATTTCACTGTGATCTTGACATACGCCTTTTTCTTGCCGGTGATCTTGGGATAATCTTCGAGGAGAGATTCATACTCCTCCGGCTCCTCCTTCTGGAGCGCATCCAGATCGATCGTCTGCTTTCCGGGATTTTCCTTGATCCACGCAATCGATACAAACTCGTTATCAATTTTCGTGATCCCATACTCGTTCATCGCTTCCTCAAGTTTGGCGCGAATATCCTTCGACTTTGTTTCCGCTTCTTTTTTCGCTTTCTCAAGAGCGGCCAGCTCCTTGAACGCTTCGAGATACTGTTTCTCAAACGCCACGATTTCGGCGTCTGTAAACTTTTCGTTTGCTTCTACCATATCAACCCTCCAATCAAGATACCAACTGTAACACCCAGAGCAAACGCGATGATCCACGTGATAATCATTCGCTTCGCTATGTCCTTCCTTCTTGTCATACGATTAAACACCATACCGTTCCAATTCCTCCCTAAACAGATCATCTGTATAATCAACCCCACGACTTAACGCATCATAGATCCGCTCCTCAATCGTGTCCGGACAAAACAGTTTATAATAAAAACACGCTCTGTCTTGACCGATGCGATGGATCCTTTTTTCTGCCTGCATCCACAGATCAACCCTGTCTGTCGGACTGAAAAAGATGATCTTGTTCGCCTTCTGGAGATTGAGCCCCATCGCCCCGGCTTGATATTGCACAAGCGTCACAGACGATTCATCGTTCTCATACGCTTCCAGATCCTTTTCTTCACCATTCATTACGCTGACAGACCGCTCCAAATCGATGAGTGCTGACCGCAGCTCCAAGAATTCATCGTTGTAGTTGTAGAATACGACCAGACGATCTTCCGTGCTGCTGACCAAATCCTTGAATGTGGCGATCCGATCCGGGTTAAGATTGGAACAGATCATTCTCGCGTAAATCCGCTTTGACATCATACTGTCCCCGATATATTCCACGCCGTCGATCTCGATGTATTCTTCCTTCAGAAACTTTTTGTAGAACTTAGGAGCTTGACACTTGATGTCGATGAAATTCTTGGACGGAAGATTCATAACCTCCTCCGTCTTGAGAAATAGTGCTCCGTGTTCTCTCAGTTTTCTTTTCAGACGATCTACATTTTTGTACCCGGTAACGACTGGGATCCTAAACCCGAGCTGATGATTCTCAATGTAGTCCGTAACAATGTACTGACTGTAAAACGTCCGTTTTGTGATGTCCCATCCGAGCAGATGGAGCTGACTCCATAGCCGCTCATACTTGCCGGCCGTCGGTGTCCCTGATAATAGGATCACATTGGCAGCGGCCAAGCTCAGGATGAACTTTGTTCTTTTCGCCTTCTCGTTACTAATTAACGATGATTCATCGAGCATCAGCGTGAAATTTGTCAGATACTTGAGCTCCGGACGTCTGAACACCAGATCATAATTGATCACTCCGTAACAATTTTCTGTGGTAGCTGGATCGTTCTCCAGCTGATGGATGTGATCGAAAAATCCAGAGAACTCACATTTATTCGTGAGATCATAAACGAATTCCGGCTGATATGCGATGTGCTTTTTAATGTGGTCTTTCCAATCATCAATCTTGGATTTCTGACAGATGATCAGGTTCACCGGAGCATTCAGCTGTCTCATCTTCTCCCCGCCGGTGTACGTTTTCCCGAGCCCCGTTACATATCGTGGTAAAATGCTACACGATTCCGATCAATCGTCTGATCGAGCGCATCCTGTTGATGCTTGTATAGATTCACACACGACATCCGCACCACCTCCTTCAACCTTGATTCCTGTGTACTCTTCAAACTTAACCCGGCTGATCCAGTAACTCCAGCGCTCCATCTTAACGGCATATCCGAATGGAAAAACTCCATCTTGGAGCCCCTGCATTATCCATTCTTTTGATTTTCCCATCAGCTTAGCTGCTACACCGACTGGTATGCTCACCGATGGATCCGTTACGATGCTCTCCTCCGGACATATTTCTGAAAAATAGTTTTCCCCGAGCCCCAAAGCCACCGCGATCTGCTTTTTTCTTCTCGCCGTCGGCTCATTATGTCCGTTCAGATACTGACTGATGGACGATGCTCCAATATCCGTAAGCCTCACCACATCCATCTGTGTCAAGTTACCGTCCTTCATCACGGCCTTAAGCTTCATTCCGAATGTCATTCGGGTCACCTCCTACTGCGGCTGTTTTTTACAACACCTTCGATTTTTTAACTGTTGTTTCATAGTAACCCACCTACAATTTGATGGATCATAATTCCCATCACAATCAATCCTATCGATAGTCAGCCCTTCAGAATATCCGTTCTTCAGCGCCCAATTATAAAACGCCATAAAGTTGTTTCTCCACTCTACACAAACAGATATCCCTCTACCACCATAATATTTGTACGCTTTGACTTTGGGGTTTGTACACCGAGATTTCATTTGTGACCAAACATTATATAACTTTGTTTTACTTCTCCCTTTGAAGCTCGAAACCCGATCGTTTGTTGAATTGTAGTCAACTACTCGTTGAAAAAAAAAAAAACTTCTTCTCGATCCTTTGCTGACAAATTAAGAATGTTACACAAATTCTGGATTTCATCAAGTTTAAAGGATGTATACCCATTTATCTTATTGAGATAAGCCTGATGTGAAATGCCAAGTTTATCTACAATAAACCCGGTTTTTAAGCCAGAATCGTCAATTTTCTTTTTCAGCAGTTCCGTATTTAGCAAATTACCACCTCCCTTCCATAAACATCATCTTCTGAATAATCAGGACAGAACCCAGCGTGGATGCATCCCTGACAGTCTCCGGAACAGTTTTCACATGCTTCATATGCTTCCTGCTTCTGTAATATCAGATCTTCATAATCCGGCACCAGATCACCTCCAATCACATCGGAGCATACCCGAGAACAAAAAAGATAACAACCCACATGAGAACGAATACAAGCGTATCTGTTATCACTTCCTTGATTGTAATCTTCATAGTTTGTTACCTCCTTAGTTGACTACTTTCCAACTCACAAGACAAATATTATCAAAAAATTGAACGTTTGTCAACATTTTTTTGATAATTTTTTTTATTTTTATTGAAATCACACAGTAAGTGTAGTAAAATAGGCATTGGAAGGAGGTGGCATATATGGACAAAATCGGTGAAAGAATTAAGGAAACGAGAACCAAACGTGGTCTATCTCAGGAAGAATTGGCGAAAAGAACAGGATTTAAGGACAAATCTTCAATATCGAAAATCGAAAAAGGGACTCGTAGACCACAAATCGAGGATCTGAAAAAAATAGCTGAGGTTCTTGGCGTTCATGTCGATTATCTTGTGAGCGGGATCCTGATCGAGCAGGAGCAGCTTCGGGAACTGTCCGAGCAGTCCCACCTGTTTGATTATGTCAGCAAGCTATACGGACCGGAGACATCGAACGCCGTTCATCTATTCTCTCAACTGGATCCGTTCCAGAAGGGAAAGATCATCGGGATGATGGAACAAATGTTGAATACATATAAATAGGAAGTCTGCAAGATCTAAAATGAGATCTTTCCACAAAGTTTTTACAGTAAAATGGTATGTTGCGAGAATTTGTGGAAAGATTGTACGGATGTTTCCAATTTCTTATTTGTTTAGTAAAAAGTTTGTAAATCGCAGAGTTTTTGTATATAAAAATAAAATATAAACAAAATGCGTCCAATCTTACCACAAAAGGGAGGTGGCCGATATGAGAAAAACAACGATTTTACTATGCTTTACACTTGCTTTGGTGGTTGTGGTCGGATCCGGTTGTACTGCGTCAGATTACACGATCGGAGCGAATGAACTGTTTAATTCGTCCGACTCGGCAGCTGGACAAACCAGTGAACCAACATCCGATGTGGATAATCTGACTCTTCCAGATTTGAATGATCCGGTTGATCCTCTCTTGGATCTGACCGTAAAGATCAAAAAGAAATCTACCAAGAACAAAATCATCATATATGATACGCTCGTTTTTGAACCGGATGGAAAATTCATTGTTTTTGATGTTCAGGTAAAGAACCGTGGATCACAACCAGTCAAGTTTTATCTGAAGGATTTTTCCGCAGCTGATAAATCTGGAAACGAGTATGTCCCGACTGCGCTCGCAGGATCGTCTTATCTTAATACGTATGAGGTGCTCAACCCAAAGGCAAAGTATAAAACCAAGATTATATTTGATGTTGCACGTGGAACAAAGAAGATCAACTTGAAATTTAACGGTGGTGATGTGAAATGAGAAATCCGAATAACTATGGATCCATAACCAAACTGTCTGGCAAACGCAGAAAACCTTGGATGGTTAGAGAAGGTATTTCCGGACGTCAGCGCCCGATCGGTTACGCTGCTACAAAGGAAGAAGCTCTGATCATGCTCGCAGAATATAATTCGGAGCCGTGGGACATAGAGATCGCCGGGATTACATTCGAGGAATTATACAAATTATGGATGAAAAAGAGAATGAATAAACTCGGAGAATCTTCTCAATCATCATTAAAAACAGCCTACAAGCGATGTGAGAAACTATACAAAATTAAATATAAATATATCAAAGTGTCTCAGATGCAGGACGTTATCGATGAGTGTCAACTATCCTATTCCAGCAAGGCCGGAATTAAATCCTTGTTTACACATTTGGATAAATTCGCGATGGAGATGGACGTTATCGTAAAGATGAATTCTACGCTTGTGAGTGCAGGAAAAGTCCCTGATTCTAAAAAAGTAGTATTTACAGAAAAAGAGATCGAAAGAATTTGGGAGCGTTCCGGAGAATGGATCGCTGACTGTACTTTAATTTTGCTTTATACAGGTTTTCGCATTTCCGAATTGCTGATGATCCGGGAAGAAGATATTGACCTTGAGAATGACACGATGACCGGTGGTGTGAAAACCGCTGCCGGACGAAACAGAATTATTCCGATCCATCCGAGGATCCGGGAGATCGTCACAAGATTGATGGATAACGGTTATCTGGTTGGAGAATGCATCTCCAGCGACACCTTCCGCGTTCGTTGGAATGAGTTTATGGACGAAATGGACATGCACCACACACCTCACGAATGTCGTCATACGTTCAGGAGCCGGATGGACTCTGCCGGAGCCAATAAAGTCTGCATTGATTTGATCATGGGACATAAGTCCAGAGACGTCGGAGAGCGTATCTACACACATAAGAGAATCGAGGAATTGAAAAATGCTATATTGTCAATAATTTGAGTGAGCCAAAAATAGAAATAGGGACGCCGCCTACACGTGAAACGACGTCCCCCGAAAAATAAGGAAGAAAACAAACAGGTGTTCTCTAACCGGCATAAAAAACGCTGAAAGTACCGATTTTACGGTGTTTCAGCACTACGAAAAATTTGAGTAACGATGTGTAGTAAATCACTCGCAATCTTGCGCGAATTGTTACTTTCTTGTTACTCATTTACATCATTTTCGGTCGTTTTCTGTCGCTTTCAAGATTGAAAAGTCCCCGAAAAATCGGTAAAAATAACGCTTGATTTTTTCGTGTAGAAATTGTATAATAAAACGACTATAACAGAAAACCGCTATTTGTAGCCGTTTTTGTTACTTAACTGTTACTATTTCAAAATCTTACACGATAACTGATTATATCACTTAACCGCTTTGATTGCAAGTTTCATTGACGCTGCAGACTTGGAGCCATAAATTCCATCGACCTCAAGCGGTTCTGCTTTTTTCTTGATCACGCCCGTCACGTAAACGTGTTCCCTCTGGAAATTTTTGAGCGCGTATTCAGTATTGGATCCGAAATCTCCATCCAGCTTAAGCGGTTTTCCATCCTTGCCGAGGTATCCAAGAGCCTTCAGATCACGCTGGAGCATCTCAACCTCTGCACCGGTATCAGACTTTTTGAGCGTCGGCTTGGCTGCTCGCAGGGCCTCAATCTTCTTGATCGCATATACACCCTCGACGTGTCCGATCTGGAGCGGTCTATTCGGATCATTTCCGGCGAACAGAATCTGATCTCCGAGTTTCAACACCTCCGGATTCGTAATGTGTCCGTTCTTGATCTTAACCGGGACATCCTCAAACTTGTCTGACTTGTAGATATACTCCGTGTTCAGATACCACGATCCGCTCCACACGCCGATCTTTTCGAGTGTAGCCATCTGGGACGATGAACAGTCAGAATAATATCTGCCGTTTGAATATGGCTTATACACATACTGACGAAGATCGTTTGAGTAGATATTCCGTCCGAGGATCGTTTTGTACGTCTTGACATATTTTTTCCGCTTTCCGTCTGTTTTGAGATTTTTCAACCTCCGGACACTCACAATACCCTTATGGACTCCGTTCGATGCGACCTGATTATATCTCTGTGTCGAGTATGTGTTCAGATTTTTCGTGCTTGGATTCCCGGATCCATGTCCGCATATCGTAATATTAGAATCTGTCATTTTATCACTCCTTTCGTATTAACTCCGCCCACAAGGGGCGGAGATTAAGATCAGCAGATTGCGAAAACGGGGCGCACGCCATGAGCGTTGGACGCGTTGTCGCGGTTCGCACAGCCGTTGTTGTAGACAAACGCGAAACCAGTCGCCGAAACGACCGAACGGAGCCACCAGCCCGCACGTGTTGTGATGAGATCGGGTCTTTCCTGGAAGAGTTTCAGCTGACACTTGTCAATGCCTGTCTCATAGCCGGGATGCGACGCCCACGCACTGCAACCGTAGACCATCACCTCGTTCATGAGGTCGATGTCGGAATCCGACCACGCCCAATTTGACGCCTTTCCGTCTGTAACGGCGGTCGTGAACATCTCACGGTGTGTGAGGATATTCGATGCACCGAAATCTGCTATGATTTGCGCTCTTGCCGTTGCAAGTGCTGTATTACTGTTATTTCCCGTCTTAAAGTCAGAACCTGCATAGCCACCCGTTGTGATGTTGGTATCGTTCATCTTGCCAGTACCGATGTTGCCTGCAGGAATGACAAGCATATGATGCGTGGTGCATTCCGTGTCTCCTGTGTGGAGCCAGTAGTCCGGATGTGCCAGATAGTACACGTGACTATTGATGGTCAGATAGCCACCGACAACCGCTTTTTCAAACTTGCCCTGTGAGATATCCTGCTTCAGTTCTGCGGTGTATTCAGTTCCGAGATTGACAAGAGGTAACTGCCTGCCCATTTTATTGATTGCAAACTCCGTCAGCTCCCTATTAGTCATAGCATATGATTGATAGGTATCATCGGGATCGGATGCGAGGCGAAGCATTGGGTAAACTACAATATTGCTTAGAGTTGACCCGCTCGGTATCCAAATTGCAAAATTATAGTCATCTGTCGTTGCTAAATCAGAAGGTATTGTAAAAGTTGTCCCTTTACCAGTAGTATCTGCTATAACATTAGTCGTTGTAGACCAAAATTGAACTCTCGCATCAGTATTCAATACATTAGTGCCAGATATTATTACTTTTTTACCCGCTACTTGCTTAATATATTTTCTATTTGTATCACTTGAAAGACGAATGAAATGATAAGATACTGCGGCGGTAGAAGTGCCATTTAATAATACACTACCATCTTCTCTACTTGTAATCGTAACACCATTTATTGTCATTGTGGTGTTTGCGTGTTCGACTTGTGGTAATAGGTTTTTCGCACCCAGCACTCCCTGTGCATTAAGCTGATTCTGTATAGCCTGCTCATTGTAAGGACGGTAGGTACTGTCCTCTATGTCGGCTTTGCAGAGCATAATTTTTAATGATGTTACATCTGATAAGGCTATATTTGTCTTATTAAAGCCTAGGGTAATATACCTATCTGATATTCCTGTCCTTATAGTATAAGGAAATGAAGTTATGGCAGTCTGACTTGCAGGCGGGATATTTTCTGACACAGAAAAGAATACACTATCCAAACCATTTGTTCCATTCATTGATACAATATATTCTGAATTGGGTTCACAAGGAATAATATTTCTTGCCCTATTAGCGTTAGTATCTCCATTCCATGCTTTACCTACTTCTATTTTGCTATCATCGAATAGATTCACCCCGTGTATCTCTTCCTCATACATAGATTCTACTGATTCGTGGAAGGGTTCGTAGGTATTATCAGTAATATCTGCACGACGAATCATAGGTTTGAATACAAGGTTGTTTGCAGTATAATTTTCCTTTACTATTACCTGCAATCTGATAAAATCTCCTGTATAGGTAAAATCTATACCATCACCATAGTCCTGTATATATTTCTCAGTACCATTATTATATGTCAGCTGAACAAGGTAAGAGTTCGAACTTCCACCTGTCGGGCAACCAGAAAGACGATATTTTTTCCCAAGTTCCAAAAACGAAAAGTTTTCTGT